TTTAAAGACAAACCAAGGATTTGTATTATGTCATACTATAAATTACACTGGAGTAGCACAAGATGTGTTTCTTTCGAGTCCTAATCAGCCTATTCGCTATTCGATTAGAAGTAGTGGTACCACTGGTTCGTTTAGATATATTTGTTCACAAGTGGCCACTGAAGGAAGTATAAACGAATGTGGTTATAATATTGCCGTTGCGACACCAATAACAGCATCTGTTCCATCAAATACAGTTGCAACTATTGGGACAACATATCCGCTAAAATCAGTTCGAAAAAAAACAACTCATAGAGACATATCAATAAAAGTAACAGGAGCTCAAGTATTTGTTGGTAGTAATACTGATATTTTACATTGGAGTATTCAATTAAATCCTACATTATCATCACCATTGACTTATACTGATGTTGCAAATAGTTCGATACAAGAAGCTGATGGTTCAACTACAGCTGCCACTATTTCAAAAACAGTTACTATCCCTGGAAAAGTGATTGCAAGAGGTATAGTTACACAAGGTACCTTAATGCCGCAGAATTTATTTGAAACCGATTTTCTATCTTATCTTGGATGTTCATTAACCAATGTTATGGATGAATTGGTATTATGCGTGACACCAATAACAGCAACGATAACTTTGAATGGAGTTATTTCTTTGAAGGAATATTAAAATTAAAACAACAACAATATAATAAAAAAATCATATTTATATATGTTGTTAAACCTGATAGTGAGTTGACAAGTGGAGTAATTGTATATGTAGGATTGTAATGATAAGAAAATTTTTAGAGAACGTAAACAATCGTCAAGTTATTATTGAAAAATTTCCACATAAGTTAAAAAATGATTGTTTCGGAATGAAATTTCATTTTCCAAAATCTAAAAAAAATTCTGAATTGATTGTAAAATTCAAAACATTTAACGATAGTATTTTTCCAAATGTAAAAGGAAAAATGTCATCTGATGATTATGGACAATTTGTAATGAATTTTGATTCATTTGATATTCAAATTTGTTCTTCTGTAGACAATAATTCTTCATCTGAATTTTTAAAATGGGTTGAATGTTTTTCTAAAGGAAAGCCATATTCCGGAGGAGCTGATATATCCTTTTTTAATTATAATACCTCAAATAATAGTACAATAATGTCTTTAAGAGGGTGTATTCTTGAATCTGTGTCTTTTTGTGATAACCTACCACTTATTTCTATTAAATTTTTCTCATATCTAATTCCTGAAAGATAGAATAGTTGATTGTCTGGCATTTTGTGTGTGAAAATGCCAAATAATTACCTATTTATAAAATACTATGACACAAGAAGAAACAATTGAATTTATTAAATGTGCAAAAAATCCCATTTATTTTTTAAATAACTATGGGTATATATTTGATATTACTAAAAGCACTATTGATAAATTAACTCTTTACGATATTCAAAAAGAAGTTCTTGAAAATTATGTGTCAAACAAAAATAATATTATCTTAAAATCGCGGCAGACCGGAATTTCTGTCATAACATCAGGATATGTTTGTTGGAAAATGCTTTTTAATGAAAATGAAAGAATACTTATTGTTGCTAATGATGGTGCTGGAGCAAGAAGATTCTTGGGTTCAGTAAAACAATTTTTGGATTATCTTCCGGCATTTTTAAGGCCAGATGTAGTTCCAACAAACAACACTCAACAAATTATATTTTCTAATGGAAGCTGGTGTAAAGCTGTAGCATCAGGCGGTAACGCCGGTAGAGGAGAAACTTTAACTATGCTAATTTTGGATGAAACAGCATTTATTGATAATGCAGAAGAAATATGGATGGCAGCTGGTTTAGCTTTATCTGCTGAAAGTGCTAAGTGTATAATGGTTTCAACGCCAAACGGAAGTTCAGGATTATATCATGCTACATGGACGGAAACAATAAAAAAACAAAAAACTGATAAAAATGCTTTTGTTGGAACAGAAGTACATTGGAATCGTCCCCCATATTATGCTAAAGATTTAGAACAAAGAACAGATGAACATGGAAAAAAATTCTGGTGGAGTCCTTGGTATGAAAAACAGTGTGAGCTCTTAAAATGGGATAAGGTGAAAATTGCACAAGAGTTAGATTTATCATTTGAAGGTTCTGCTGCAGTTGTTATTGAAAGCTGGATTATAGATAAATATGATAGTCATTGTGCTGATATTAAACCGGTATGTTATTATGATTATAAAGAACCTTCAGAACGATTTGTTTCAAGAGAAACAAAATTTTATGTTTGGGAAAAACCACAACCTAAAAGGAATTATATAATAGGGTGTTTACCAACAGGAGAAAAAGTTTTAACAAATAGTGGATTAAAAAATATAGAAGACATTGATTTTAATGATTTATTAGTTGATAAAAATGGAGAATATGTAAATATTAAAAACATACAAATTACAAGCGATATAGAAGATTGTGTTTATGAAATAAAACCTTCTAATGTTTATAGAAAAACAAAATTCACAGCAAATCATCCAATCTTATCATCAAACAAAGTAAAATTGAAAAGAAACTATAAACTAAATCATGAAATATATAGATTTAATGAGAGGTATTGGGATGTTCCATTAGAATTTTTAGAAGCCAAAGATATTAAAATTGGAGATTGGTTAATTTATCCAAATATTTATAAAAACAATATACTGGAATCTTCTGAAATAAAAGAAAAATGGAATAAATATGAAAATTCAACGAGAAAAGATTTTATTATAAAAAATCCATTATTAGATGAGGAATTCTGGTGGTTTATTGGAATGTGGCTGGCAGAAGGTTGGACAATAAAAAACAAAAATTCTTACAATATATGTACTTCACATAATAATAAAACAGAACAATATTTTGTTAAAAAAATAAAAAATATATTTAGTAAATATAATAAAAGTGTATGCACAACAATTAAAGAAATAGAAAATTCAATAAGCACACAATTTACATCTAAACAGATTTTTGAATTTATAAATGAAAATTTTGGAAAAGGAGCAAAAAATAAAATATTACCTGAATGGGTTAAATTTTTACCTGAAAACTATAAATTAGAATTAATAAAAGGTTATTTAGAAGGTGATGGATGTTGGTTCAAAGAAGGGCTTAGAGGTGACTCAAGAATATCATTTGTTAGCATTTCATTGGAGTTATTAGAGGGAATACAAGATATTTTATTTTCAATTGGATTAATATCTAGTTTACAATTATTAAGAAATGAATCGAAAGCATATTTTAAAAGAGATGGAAAAATAAGAGAGTGTAATACTCAAAAGACATACCAATTAAATTTGTGTCATTTTGATAGTGTTAAATTAGCTGATAAATTAAAGTATTCTCATGAATTTATACTTAAAAACAATAGAATAATTAAGGACTGTTTTTTTAGTAAAGATTTAGAAAATATATATTTCAAAATAAAAGATGTAAATAAAATACTATACAAAGGAAATGTTTACAATTTTGAAACGGAAAATCATACTTTTTTATGTAAAAATATTACTACTCATAATTGTGATATCTCAAGGGGAGATGGCGAGGATTTTTCAACAGTTGAAGTTATTGATGCTGATACACTTAATCAAGTTGCAGAATATCAAGGCAAAATTCCGCCAGACATTTTTGCTGAATTGATTTATAAAGTAGCCACAGATTATAATATGGCTTTTGTTGCAGCTGAATGTAATAATCACGGTTTGGCAACAACTCTGGCTCTTAAAAACGTCTTAAAATATCCAACAGAAAAAATACATCATTCCAAATCAATAAAGAAAATTTATGTTCGTCACGGTGGTGTTGACTATGTTGACCAAGATAGTGAGATACCAGGATTTCAAACAACAACGAAAACAAGGCCATTACTTATGAGTTGTCTTGCAAAATACATGAGAGAAACTCAGGTAAAGATAAATTCAAAAAGATTACTTAGCGAATTTAGAACATTTATAAACAAAGGTGATAAGCCTGAGCACGCTGATGGATATCACGATGACCTTATTTTTGCTTTTGCTATAGCTTTATTTATGAGAGACACGGAATTTGATAATGTATTTAAAAGTAAAGAATTTTTTAAAGCAATGTTAGATTCAATAAGTTTTCAATCAAATAGCAGAGGAATACCAACAAACACACAAAAAGAGGATGGTCAAAGGAACATTCAAACTCCTGACTCAGATTTAAGTTGGTTATATGGACCAATATCAAAAGGTTAAACATTGACTTTAAGTAAAAAAAACGATTAATTTGAATAATAAATAAAAATAAAATGGCAGAACAAGATGAAAGTGTATTTTCTGGAATTTTTAAAGCTTTAAAAAGAGGCGGAAGAGATAATAAAGAAACAGACAAAAGTATTTTAACAAATACACCGGTAGCAAATCCGTTTGCTTCAAAACAACAGAAACAGCAAGATTTTTTAAATATACAATCTAAAAAAATGTATGAAGACCTTTATACAAGGTCTATGTATTATGAAGCTGATAGATTTACTGCCTATCAAGATTATAGAGCAATGGATAATTCTCCGGAAGTGTCAGCAGCACTCGATATCCTTTCAGATGAATGCGTTACGAAATCAGAAAAAGGAAACATACTTGAAATTTATAGCGATAATTCAAGAGTTAAAAATACTTTAAAAGACCTATTCTACAATGTGTTAAATATAAATTATAACCTTGGATTTTGGACAAGAGAATTAATAAAATTTGGAGATGCTTTTGTTAAATTGGAAGTTGACCAAGAAAATGGAATTTTTGATGTTATTATGTTGCCAGTTGGTGAAGTTCATAGAATAGAAAATAAAGACGAAGAAAGTGGAACAAGTAAATTTAAGTGGGATAATAATAATTTATTTTTTGAAGAATGGCAAGTAGCTCATTTTAGAATATTAACAGATAGCAACAGACTTCCTTATGGAAGATCAATTTTGGAACCAGCAAGAAAACTTTGGAGACAATTACAATTAGCAGAAGATGCTATGCTTGTTTATAGAGCAATTAGAGCTCCAGAAAGAAGAGTTTATTATATTGAGGTAGGGAATATAGACCCCGCAGATGTTCCTCAATACATGGAGAAAGCAAAGGCTTCTGTTAAAAAAACTCCTATGGTTGAACAATCAACTGGTAATGTGAATTTGAAATATGCTCCGATGCCGGTTTGGAAAAATACGCCTATTCCATTATTGGATGGAAGAACAATAACAATAGAAGAATTGGCAAAAGAATTTGAAGAAGGAAAAGAAAATTTTGTGTATTCAATTCAAGACAAAACGCATCAAGTTGTTGGTGGAAAAGTTATTTGGTGTGGGAAAAATTACACTGCAAATAAATTAACAAAAGTTTGGTTGGATGATAATACTTGGGTTTTGACTGCACCAGAACACCCTTTTGTGCTCCGTGACGGCTCTGAAAAAATGGCAAGCGAATTATGTGATGGAGATGCTTTAATGCCATATTATGAAGATTTTAAAACACTTGGAGGAAATAAAAATAAAAACATAACTTACAAAAGAGTTTATAATCCAAATTCTGGAAAATACGAATATGTTCATAGATTAATTGGCAAAGAAATTAAAAAAACAAATGAAAAACACAACACATTACACCATAGGGACTTTAATCGATATAATAATATTTTTAGCAATTTAAAATGGGTAGATTTTGAGGAACATAAAAAAATGCATGGTGAGTTAAATAAAGTCAAATGGCAAAATCCTGATTTTGTAGAAAAATTAATAAAACAAAATATTGAAAGAAATTCAGTTTCGGCAATGGCTTGGTATAATTCTTCTGATTTACATAAAGAACATGATGAGATAAGAAGTAAAAGTTTAACTGCTCGTTGGGAAAATGAAGAAAGTAGAGAAGAATTAAAAAGTTCTATGACTATTAAGGTTGATGAAAATTGTTTTGATTTAATTGTAGAAGAAATTAAAAAATATGAAACTTTTGTAAATGCAGAAGATTTTATTTATAATCTAAAAAATACAGGGGTTTATTTTTTAATAAAAGAATTAAATAAATATTCAAAAAGAAATGTAGATACTTTTTTTAATAGTAAAGGAAATTTAAGAAGGATTTTACGTGAAAATGGTATAGATAATTATACAGAATTTTTACAAAAACATAATCCTTTATTGTTGGAATTAAAAAAAGAAAATTATAGAAATTTAAGAATAGAATGGAATAAAAACAATTTAATTCAAAACGAAAAAGGACAATATGAATATAAAAATCATAAAGTTTTAAGAACAGAAACAATATTTGAAGATGATGATGTTTATTGTATGACTGTTGTTGGAAATGATGGTCAACATGATAGACATAATTTTGCATTGTATTCTTTTGATACCTCTGGAAACCGCACTAACAGTGGAGTTTTTGTGAAAAACACATTTGAAGAAGATTACTGGCTCCCTATTCGCGGCGATAAAAGTTCTCGTATAGAGACTTTGCCGGGTGCATGCCTCGCTTTAGATACTAAAATAGAGCTTCTTGATGGTAGAAGTTTGGAATTGATTGAAATAATAAGGGAATGGGACAATGGAAATAAAAATTTATGGTCTTATTCTATAAATCCAAATACAGGAGAAATTGTTCCGGGGTTCATAACATGGGCGGGAGTTACAAGAAAAAATACACAAGTTGTAAAAATAACTTTAGATAACGGAGAGACAATTACAGTAACACCTGACCATAAATTTCCAACTAAATTTAATGGCAAAAAAGAAGCAAAAGATTTATTAATAGGAGAGTCTTTGTGGTCTTTTAATAAAAAATTCACACCAGCTTCTCATGATATAAGAAAAAAGAGAAATGATTATGAAATGATATATGACCATTTAAAAAATGATTGGATTTTTTCTCATAGGATGGTAGCTAATTATTTTAAAGAAACAGACCAAGAAAGAAGTATGGTTTTTAATGAAAAATATTCTGATTGCGATAAAAAAACAATTCACCATTATAATTTTGATAGATTTAATAATTCTCCTGAAAATTTATTTTGGATGAATAATAAAGACCATTATGAATTTCATCAAAATATGAGTAAAGAATGGTCAAAAATAGGAGTAGAAGCTTGGTTAAATAAATACAATAATAATGAAAATTTTAGAAATGAAGTTCTAAAAAAATTAAAAATAGCTCGCGAAGAATATTATTTAAACAGAACTGAAGAACAAGAAATTAAACACAATCAATCTATTTCTGATGGGATTAATAAATATTTCAATTCTTTAAGTATTGACGATAAATCAATAAGGGCAAAAATTAGTGCAAATAATGCACAAAAAGGTTCTGATAAATTACAAGAATTATTAAAAGACGAAGATTATAAAAAAGCATTTTATGAAAAAACAAGTGCGACTTTAAAAATTGTAAAAAATACTCCAGAATATAAAATTAAGCAAAGCAAAATTTCATCAGAGTTATGGAAGGATTATTCATTTAGAAATGCAGTCATTGAAAAACAAACAATAAAGTATTCTAACACCATGCTACAGTTTGTTGTAGGTAAATTTAAGGAAGGTTTATCAGCAGAAGAAATATTAAAAAATATTAATTCAGAATGTTCTTTATTTATGATTGAATTTAATTTGTTAAATGAGGAAAATAAACAACTAAAAAAGATGAAAAATGGTTTTACCCATAATAATCTTGATAAAATGATGAAACATTTTGGGTATTCTAATTGGAGAGATTTTAAAAGTAAAGTAGAATTTTTTAATCACAAAATCATATCTATAGAATGGCTTGAAGAAAAACAAGATACAGGAACAATAACAATTGATGGAAATGAATTATATCATAATTTTCATAATTTTGCTCTTACAAGTGGCGTCTTTACTTCGAATTCCAATCTCGGGG